ACAGTTTCTAATCATGAGGATGTATTCTGGAATGAACATGATGATGATTACTATACTCATGAAGGTATAGGCAATACTGATATGGTGTATCTAGATTATAATGATACATATGTTTCTCAAGATGATTTAGTTCATTGTGTAGATGTAGATGAATACAGATTAGAGGAAGATTGTCATTATGATGATAATACTAATGAATACTATGCTGATAGTGATAATATCCCAGCTGAATCGGAAGATGAGTATATATTAGAGTATAATGCTGGTATCCCTAGTTATTATATCGTGAACAAACAAATAGTAAGTGAATCTATATCTTTAAGTTATTTATCTCTAGTACTAGAGTTAGAAGTTGAATTTAATGATGAAAGTGATAAGATAGAATTCTCTAGAGAGTTATATGATAAATCACTAAATGATTCTAGGTATAAAGCACTATGCAAAAAAGATGGTTCACTATCTGATTATTATGGTCTAGAGATTGCAACTGCTCCTTATTGTATAGAGAGTGCAAAGGAATCATTTGTTTGTATAGCGAACCTTGCAAAGCTATATGGAGCTACAGGCAATAAATCTGGTTATGGTATTCATCTACATTATAACAAGAATATGTTATTATCTGAATTCTATGGTGTAGCTATGTTGCACGATTATAGGAATCTAGATAATATATTAAAATTCTCTAATAGGTTAAATAGAGAAACAAGTTGCCTACATTACAATCAATATACTGGCATGAATGATGTAGCAAACAATACTAGTGATAGATATAATGTGTTAAACAAAAGAAGTAGAAGTTACGAAAATCGGATGTTTCAATCTTCTTTGCGTGAATTCACTCTAATTAAAAATGTAGAGTATATGCAAAGCACTAGAGAATATGTTAAACATCTTCTTACTATTAAAGACTTAGAAGATATAAACCATAAAGATTATGATGGATACCTAGACTACATAAGTGAACATAGCGAAAAATATTCTAGAGTGAATCAGTTGATAAAAGAAAAGAATATATCAAAGCAGTACGTTTAAAAGAAAATACAAACATTAAAGAAAAGGAATAATAAAATGTGTATAGCAATATATAAACCTAGTGAAAAAGTAATAAGCCGTTCAACTCTAGAGAATTGCTTTAATTCAAATCCAGATGGAGCTGGTGTAGCATATAGAAAGAATATAGAAGATAAAATAACTATAGAAAAAGGCTTCTTTGATTTTAGTGCCTTCTATTCATTCTATAAGCAATTAGATAATTCTTATGAAATGCTAATTCATTTTAGAATAGGCACTAGCGGAAAGTTAAATAAAACTAATTGTCATCCTTTTCTAGTAAACAATAAGGATGCTTTGATACATAATGGAGTACTAAAGCACTTCCCATTCACTAAGAAAAGAAGTGATACAAATTATCTATCTAATATATTGCTAAATGGTTTAGATATGAATCATAGCGGACTACAAACAATATTGGAAATAGCTATTGGTTCTAATAAAATAGCAATCATGCCATATTGTAAACCAGTAGTGATATTGAATGAATCACTTGGAGAGTATAAAGATGATATATGGTTTTCAAATGATTCCTACAAATGTAGTTGGAATTATAACATAGGATTAAATAGTTTCCCCTACAGCGTTTATAAATCAGATAAGGTTGATAGTGAAGTATATGAATCATTAGAAGATGAAAAACTACAGTACTACCTTCAAAGTGAATTAGATCTAATCTATAGTAGGTATCCAGAAATGAAGAATCTTTGTCTTTATGATATGGAGGATAGACTCTATGAGAAAGACGATTATGATATATCTACTGGAAAGTTGATATAGGTACTCTAGAAAACATAACTAATGCTATAATCGGTATTATAGTCTATTTAACATATATCTGGATTTTTATAGATTATATAAGATAATATAAAATAGATACATCTAAAGGGTAACAAGTTAATTTCAGCTTGTTACCCTTTTTTTGTGCCTATTTGTCTTTTTCTTTGTCTTTTCCACGTATGAAGATGCTGGAATAGCTCTAGAAAGCCCATAATGATGTCTTTAGCATGGGTTTCTCTTTTGATTGGATAATTGTATCACGTTAGACCACATCCTATGGTTCACGTCGAAATTTCAGCTTTGATTGACTTCCCCTATTCTCTAGTAAGTCACGTATATAATAAAGTTACGTGAATTTAGCCTTGCAACTTGTACTTTGATCTATGGTTCGCAAGTTGTTTGCAATGGCTTATTTATAGAGATATTTAGAAGTGAAGAATTTTGGAAAAGATTTCCTTATGGAGCGGATAAGAAAAACACTACTTCAAACACATAAAACCGATTGGCATGGAATCTGTGTAGCGACCCTTATTTATAGAGAAGATTTGACCTCTTTGTGCCACAATTAAGAAGTGCTATTCATATAGGAAAAAATATTTTTATACACAGCTCAAATTAATAGCCTACCGAACGGGGGAATTTCCAGCTCTAAACAAAGGCGTAACCCCCTCAAAGTTTTTTACCAAAATATTACCTGTCCCTGTTCTTGCCTATCTTAGACATTTCAGGGCCAAGTTGTCCGTCCTTCTTTATATCGTGCATAAGACGTATCATTAGCTCAATGCGAGTAATATCGTCTTGTGTGTTGCGTACATCGTTACCTAGCTTATCTACAGCCTCTTTAAGATCACTTAGATCGTTGACAATAAGACCTTTAAGGAAGTTTACAAGATAAGCACACCAAGCGGATATACCGATAAGTAAGGCTGTGGGAAGACCATAGGATTGTATTAATTCTTGCATGACTTAAAAAAATATATCCCAGTTATTTCTATAAGGTTCCCATCGACTTTTACTGTTTTCAATGGGGTATAATGCAAATCTTTTTCTACCAGCAGCTTTAACCATTGGTAGTAAGTACCAGACATCTCTAGGTTGTATGTAACAGGCTAGAATATCTACATCGGTAGCAGAGATAAGAGATTTAGAAGGACCAACCCCTGCTGTAATATTAAATCTGTTTTTGTCTAGAGTACAATTTGTTCCTTTTATTTGTACCCTAAAACATTTCCCTGCTGGGTTTAAGACAACTGAATCTATAGTTGAGTAGTCACCTACTGGATTAAAGACATCTAAGTTTCTTTTCAATGCTTCAAAGGTAAACAAAGTTTCGTAGATGGTTCCTTGTTTTTTAAAAAGCATTTAAAGTAAAACCCTTCCCCAGACTCAATCACAATCTAGGGAAGGGTACATATACAGTATTTTACAACTAGGAAGAAATTTATATCCAAGTGGGAGATTCAATATTACGAACCCCTACACAATGGTCAAGGAATCTATTCAGCTCTTTGTCTAGTAATGAAGACTTTCGATCTTTAATAGATTGGTCAGCATCTTGATTCATTTGTTCTACCCAATAACCTACAGCCATTGAGAGTGCATCTAATCTGTCATCATGAGTAAGAGAACCTTTATCTCTAGTTATACGAGACAGTTGATAGAATAGCATATACTTAAGTTGTTTGTCTGCTGTGTACTTCTGTGCTGAATCGTAATCGTGCTGAATGACTTTAGGATCGAAGATTAGTTTATGTTGATTGATAACAGGTTCTAAAGTGTCTATAATTCTTCGTTCTTTTTGTATTGAAGACCTAATTTCCTCTACTTTTACTGGATACTTTTTAATTAAATGAGGTTTTAGAAGTTCCATAAACATTCCGTCACCAAAGTTAGATTCGATTAAGATTAAGTTTACTTTATTCTTTTTAGCTATTCTAACTAATCTTTCTAAAGACTCAGTAGAATATCCTCCTTGTATCCCTCCACATTCAGGAACGAACAGTTGACCATTTAACATTTTGACAACTGCATAACCAGTTTCGTCTTGTCCTCTACCAGAAGGGTCTATGGACATAACTGAACCAGTAGATTCGATATAATCACCTTCTACAGCGAATGGTCTATAATATCTGTCTCCGTTAAAGCCTACACATGGTAATTCTGCATAAGCTGAGTCAGGATGTGAACACCAAATTAATTTTTCTGGTAATAAATCGTTGTCTATTGGGTGAACAATTAACTCAGGAATTTTTAAAGGATACCTTTCAAGATCAGAAAGAGTTGTATCCAACATAAATTGAAGTGAAAATCCAGAATTTCCATAGGATGCTTGTCTTTCTAGCAAATCGTCCTCATCGAACCTAAGTGGATCAACAGGATCATTTTCTTTCTTAAGGCCTTTTTCGAGCAATTCTGCGACTTTTGGAGCTAATTTGTCTCCGTAGTTCAACATCTTAGCACTCGTTGGATACCTTGCTGGCCAAATCTTTATTTCATATCCTCTTTCGGTCAAACTGTTGTAGATAGACATCTCAGTTTGTGGAGTACCAAGATAAACGATGTCTCCATCTGGTGAAAGAACAGCATCAAATTCTTTAACAGTTTCAGACAACCTATCTCTCATTGTCTGTGTCATGGAATTGTTAGCTGATTCTATGTCATCGGCAATAATTAGATTAGCTCTAGAACCAGTAAGTTGACCAGTAATTCCTACAGACTTAACAGATGGAGCATGAGCAGGTTGACATGGCCCAACATCAAAACTTATCTTGGATTGTCTTTGCTCATCTCTTGGCTTTAGGTGTCTAAGAACTGGCATTTCGGTGATGAGTCTCTGAACAAACGTAGAGAAGTCATCTGCCCGAATCTTAGAAGCAGAGACAACCAGAATCTTAATGTCTGGGTTTAAGAGAAGCTGATGGCAAGCATAAGCAGAGGTTATGAAACTCTTTCCAACACCTCTAAAAGCCTGAACCATTCTACGCTTTGGCCCATGCTGTACATACTGAGCAATGTCATATTGACAAGGTGTAGGTTCTGGAAGGCCAATGTGCTCCCAAACCATGTATAGAAAGTTCCTAAAGTCTTTAAGACGTTCATCCATTAGCCTGTTTCTCTTCTCCAAATGGGAGGATGTTTGGAACAGAAGCGTTGTCTTCCATGTTCTTAAGGCCTAACTCTACACCATTTCGATGATACAAATCTGCTAAAACTCTCATCTCAGATGAATTAATACTTTCATCATCTACCTTGGCTTCTAACAAAGATATAAGTTTTTCAAGACCTGTTTGAGTATTCTTTTTAGTTTCTTCTTTTGCCATTTTTATCTGTAAGTTGGTTTTTAATTTTTATAGCTAAATAAACTAATGTTGTTATACCTACACAGATACCTACAATTTCGTTTATTTGGCCTAGACCAAAAGTTGCTAGGGTTCCCCCTGTTCCTATGATTGGTGTTGAATCTGTCATGTTATTTTGGCATCCCGATAAGTGACCATCTGGCTGCATAATTTGCACCAGATCCTCCAACTACACCTACATAAATTCCTCTAATTTCTAAATCAGTATTGAAATTTGCTATACCATGACTTACACCCTCAAAGGCAGTAGAACGTACTTCAATTTGTGCATCGTCTGGAGGGGTTCCTTGAGAAAGGGTATTATCTGGGTGTTGAAAATGTCCTTCACATTGAATTGTGAATTCTGATCTTATGTCACACCCTTGATAACCCCCCATGTGTGCATGATCCGACATTGCGATAGTTGAAATATTTCCTGTTCCTCTATAAGAAGGTTGTGGCATTTGGACTCTATGACCTGAATGGTTCCAAAAACGCTCATAAAACTTAGGATTGTTTGAATCAAACCCTGAACCTGCATAGTTGCTAGAAATGGGGTCTGTGTAGTTTGCAGCCATAATTGAAGATTTAGTCGCAGAACTGGTGTCTTGATGGTAAGAGCCATAGGTTGTGTTATTTGAGTCTACCATTACTGGACATATTACGTAGTCCATCAGTAACGAACTGTGCGTGTTATTGTGACACATAAACGCATGAAACATGAGTTTCACACATTTATATTTATTAGGTTCCCATATCCACTCTTGAAATTGATAGCGTTGACTACTACTTGGATTATTGGGTGGTCCTCCTTGATCTATATTTACCCAAGCAGGAGAACCTACAGAAAACGTAGAGAATGATGCTATATGTTCAGTAACTATATCTCCACCTACGTTGGAATGACTAACTCCATAGTAATAAAGATTGCTAGGAGCATTTGAAGGAACATCAAAAATAGCCTTTGCTCCAGAACTTCCTGCTGTTCCGCTATAAGTCCAACCAGTTGTGTACGCTGAACCACCAGCATGAGTACCATTACTTGTTGTAGATACTGCTATAGTACGTGAGGCATTTGAGCTGTCGCTTTGGTCAAAAATGTACCTATGCCCTCTGAGCAATACTAGCCTATCTTGCTGTACGGAATCAATGTAGTATTTTCCTCCCGAAACAGTTACAGTATAAGTTCTTGCGATAGGAGTAATTCCATCTGCCCCAGCAGCTCCAGCAGCACCCGCAGCTCCTTGAGGTCCAGTTGCTCCTTGCGGTCCTTGAGGGCCAGTAGCTCCAGTTGCTCCTTGTGGTCCTTGCGGTCCTGTTGCGCCATTCCCTCCTTGATTTGACCTACTAAATGTCTGGGATTTAGTTATGCTAGAAACCCCTTCACAGTTAATTGTGAATTCTATTTCTCCTGTGTCTTGTAAGGAAGCACTAGCATTTGCAAATCTAGCGGTATCGTTAGTTACAGTTTTAGTTACTGTTGTTCTAGCTCCTGCTGTTATGTTAGTTGTTGAACTCGCTTCAGCTTTAAATTGTCCTGCGCTTGGAGTTCCTGTTGTGTGCGTTAATGCTGTACTACCTTTAAACACTCGTATGTCTGTGCCTGAACCTGCATAGCTTACTGTTCCTGTGTTTGTAGTTGGAAGTGTGTGCGCTTCATTTGAGACAATAGCGGTATAAGCATCTGAACCTTCTTTTACGCCATAAATTGTTAATGTGTCAGTAGCTTTTGCCACACCTGTTGTGCCTCCATCTCTTAGATAGACTTGTACTTTTTTAACTGCACCAGCAGCAGGTTCATCAGCATCAGCTAAAGTGAAATTCGTTGTCGTGCTGTTCTGTTTACTGACTCCATCAACTTGAAAATCGTAGTAAGGAACATTTGGGGCATTTTGAACTTCAGTAGTAAAAGTGAGTGTTGTGCTTTCAGAATTATTAATGTCGTAGATAATTGCTTGTGAACTAGGTACAAGTTTGATTGCAACAGCGTCAACACCATCAGAACCATCTACTCCGTCTACACCATTAACTCCTGCTGGGCCTGTTACTAACGTCAGATTGTTTACATTGTTAGTGTTTACAATGCTGTTTCCTCCCATGTCTAGGGAACCAGTAAAATTCGCACCCCCTACATTTTTTAAATTTTTGTTTCCTAAATCGAAAAAATTTCCAAACGCAATTAAAGCGTCTTTCATTTTCCACCATAGTTCTGTACATACATTCCTATTGTGTTCGTAAGAAAGGTCTAACTCATCTTCTTTAATGTGAGTTGTCTTTTGGAAATTGACTAGGGATGTGTCAGGTTCAGAGTCTCTTTCAATTACAACATTTTGTCCTGATAGTGGAATGCTGTTTCCGAAAAAGACAATAGAGTTTGAATTCTCTATGTTGTAGTGGACAGTCCTTTGTTTTAAAACATTGTCAACGTACACTTTTACAAAGTCGTTCTCTTTGCCGTCAATTACTGAAAATCCATAAGAGAAAGTTCCATTAGAACCATCCCCAACATACATTACTCTGGTGTCTGCCATTTTAGTTATTAATTAAATTTTGAAGAGTTTTTGGTCCTGTTAAGTCCTCAAATTTAAACTCTCTATCTTTTCTAATTGCTTCAAAAGTTTTTTGAGTGAAATCTTCTAAAGCTTTTCCAAGGTCTTGATTTGTATATCCAGAAGAATAAGTTTCAATGAATCTTTGAGCGTTAGACATCCAAGGATATTCATCTGCAACAACAGTTAAAGCTAATTTTCTATACGTATCAATTAACGCATTTGTAACTTTAGTTTTATCTTTTAAGCCTATCAGTCTTACTTCCTTTGTCTTATCCTTTACGTCCTTAAAGCCTACTGAATCAAACAGGTTTTGCATATTTTGACGTAACGTACTTCCAGCTCTTATTTTTGAGACGAATCCAAACTCATTCCTAATTACCTCATTTAATTTTTTTGCTGCTGGCTGAGTCAATCTAATGTCTTTTATCGTATCTTGATAAAAAGAATAAGGAGTCATCCCATTTTTAGCTTTAATTTTATCAACAACGTCTTGAGGCATATCGACACCAAAGAACTTCTTTAAACGTAAATCAACTTTGCCGCCAAATTTTTGAGGTCTTGGATGTGGTTCTTTAAGTCTTTCATTTGTACTGGCATATAACTTAAGAAGCTCAAAATGTGTAGGGTCTTGTTTTGTAACCTTAATGCTTGAAGGTAAGATCATCGAAGCAATGCTTAAGGTGTTGTCCAGAGGTTCGCCAAATACGTTCCTACGTTTCTCTCTTTTTAACCCCTCAACTGGATGAGCACTCTTTAGAGCTTGGAAGAGTTCAGCAGTCAATCCATCAAATCCCATATCTCCTGTTCTTTGTTTAGAATCAACAGTTTTTTGGAACAGTCTGACAATAGCTGGATTAAATCCTTTACCTATATCTTTTCCTATTTGATAACCCATAAGTAGGGTATTAAGTCCTGAGTTCTGATCCCCCTCACCAGTTTCAGAAGCTATCCTTGAAACTTCATAAGACGTAAGTCTAGAAGCGTTAGTCATACTTTCAGCTAATTGCAGATAGTTTCTGTTAGTGACTAAGTTGAAAAGTGCTTCTTGTCCTGCTTGTGTGAATGCTCTAATAACTGATGTAGATTTTTCTCTTTCTTCTTCATCAACGATAAATTCAGAATCGTGAATTAAATCCCTCAAATCTGCTTGGAAACCTAAGATAGCTCCTATTGGGTCTAGTCGGTTATAGCTGTAGGAAGTTAAGGTTTGTCCACCCTTTCCATCCTCTTTTACAAAAATGACTGAATAAGGAGGGAATCCGTCACTACTTAAATCTGAAACTATAGATTTATTTCTAGATATGGCTCCAGTAATGATTACTCTTTCACCCTCATCATTTTGCTGGTTAAAGTTATTTACTAATCCGTGACCTACTGACCAAATTCCAGCACCTAAAATAGCCTTACCTCTTATCTCTGCCATTTTTGGGTCTGAAACTCTAATACCTTTTGGGTCGAACTTGCCTGACATCATCTTGCCGTAAGTTCCTTGTCCTAAAATCCGATTAACAACAGGAAACTCAGAAAACGGAAGTGTCTTGTGTATCTCTTTAAAGATGTTTGTAGGTGTTCTTACAAATGGTGCGCCTAATCCTAAACCTAGCCTCATGCCTTCGCTAAGAGGTGTTCCACCACCAGATTTAATTTTAACAAGTCTGTTGGCAATACCTTCAAAAGCGTTCAATACAGAAGAAACTGGATCAGCTACGTCCATTCCTCCCATTTTAAAATAGTCCTCTGCACTCGTCAGTTTTGCTTGGAAGTTTCCTAAGTCTCCCATATCACCAAGTTCGTCAGTTAGATCAGTATATTCTTTAAGTTTCTTGTTATAGTTATCTATAAAAAATGCTCTGAATCCTTCTGGGTCTTCCTGCATTAAGTTCGGGTTTAGTTCCGTAGTTTCTTTAAGTGCTTCAACTTTAATTTCCGCATCACTTTTAAACCTACCTTCTGGTGTAAAAACTCTTCCAAAATAAGTTGCCTCAGAAACAGCTAAAAGTTCTTTTTTCATTTTAGCGTTTAAACCAGTAGAGCCGTACTTAGACACAGCATCTAAATCTATTTTATCTCCAAGGTCTATTTTAAGCTTTTTAAGTTCTTCTAAGCTCAATCCTAAAACTTCAAAAGCAGTTTTGTTTTCATCTGCTTCATTCATTAAGGTTTTTCCAAAATTGACTTGGTTTTTAGCAGCAAGAAGCGAACGGACATTAATCTGTTTAGTAAACTCATCAACAAAACCCATAGCTTTTACTGAAACATTCATTCCTTCTCTGGCCTTAAATAATATCTCTTTTAAGGGAGTAACATCGTCAGTAACGTAGGGTGTGAAATTGTCTATTTTTCCTAAATCTTGCAGCACAGTTTGTTCTGTTAATCCTGCTTGATCCCCTCTTCCAGCTCTAGTAGCAATTTCAAGTACTCCAGAGAACTTTCTCTGTCTCATAGTTATTGCAGACATTAAATTGAGAAATTGTAAGCTATATTCTTTTGCTACATCCTTAAACTCTCCAGAAGATTTGATGTACTCTAAAGCCCTTTGTGGGTTTCTTTCCATCATGTTCATTGCTGCTGCCCCTGCGTGTGTCACAGAAAGACTAGATGCACCTACAGCCCTTGCAGCAGACTGAAACGCAATATTAACCGAATTAGACAAAGCTCCTAAAATTTGTGTAGGTGGAGCTGAAAGAATAGAATTAGCATAATACTCAACAATTAAGGACACAGGTTGGTTTCTGCCTTGTAGTGCTCCATTCTTGCCTCCTAGCTTTATTAAAGTATCTACAAACTCTTTAGGGTCTTCAATAGTCTTCATCAGTTGTAACTCATTTTTCAAGTTACCTAGATGGATTCTACTTTTAAGAAACTTGTTTACCTCCTTTTGTGATGGTTCCCCATTTGCCATATATTTAAGCATAGCGGAGTCTGCATCTCTTAATGACTTAGATACTTCGTCAAGTTTGTTCTGTACTAATGTACCTTCCAATAGAGAAGCTTCTTGCATTTCTCGTCCACGTCTTCCCCATTCAGACCTTATATTTCTTGAATGACTTACATATTGAAGTGCTCTATTTAATGAATCTGTCACTTTTGCAACGCTATTTGGATCATTTAAATTTATGCTGTCTAACTGATCCATAGCACCAAGGAGGTGAGTAGATGTGAGCATATCTGTAATCCCCTGCATTTTTGCCAAATCACCAGAAAGTCTTTCAGCTTTAGCCATGAATTGATCGGCAGCTAGACCATCTACTGTTCCCCCTTCTTGTAAGTTCTTAGCTAAACCTTCTTGTATCTTTCTAAGAGCAGGAATAGGTATGTCAGTAGCTTTAGTAAGATTTACTTCATCTGTACTCTCTACTACAGCTTTAACAAATTTATGTATGTCAGAAAACTGCTCTACACCAGCAAGGTTTAAATTTTTAACAATTTCTTGATGATTCAATGCTTCACCAGATTCTATACTTTTATTAAATCTAGTTATTAAATCTGAAACTATTTCAGCTTTTTCTTCATTACTTCTTAAATCAAAAGGTCTTACAGTTTGAACATCTGCTGTAGTAGTGCTTAGAATTACTGAACGATCTGGATTAATTGTAGCAACTTCAGGAGCTTTACCTCTACGTGCTGCTTTGTCTGGTTGCATGGGAGGATTATCACCCCATTTAATTATGTCCTCTACAGCTCTAGCAGGTTGTTTAGGCTTTTTTAAGTTTTTAAAATCATCTAAATATTGTTGAGAAGGTTGAGATGCAGAATTAACTTCACGATTTAAAACTCCCTCATCAATAAGTATAGGTTTGTTTCCACGAAATCCCCAGCTACTAGGACGAACAAAGTCACCCCAAAGAATTCCTCCGTACTGGAAAAAATTTGACCAATTATCTTCGCCTAAAAGGTCGTCAAAAGCTTTTTTAAGTTCTGGGTTTTTGCGTATGTAGTCTTCTTGTTGAAATGATTCACGTAATCTTGATAATTCTGATACATGACTTTTAATAGGTTTTAAAAATTTGTTAATAGCTGGATCATTTCTAACAGCTTTTTCTACTACTAAAAAATTAGTACCTTTAGCATAAATTTTAGCAATAGCTCCATCAAGGAGGTCGTAATCTAGATAGCCTATAGTGTCATTTTGCTCTAATCCTTTTGCATTTTTAGCAACTTTAATTACTAAATTTGTGTAAGGAATTTCATAACCTTGTCTGCCTGATCCTCCACCACTAAGCTTTTTTAAACTATTTAAGTCTACAAGTTCTTCAATGGATTTATCATCATTTCTTTCATGAAATAGGACATCTAAAATCCTTTTACTTCTATCTCTTTTTCCTGCATTACTGGCTTTTGTGTAAGGTTTTCTTCTTGTTGGGTTTTCTGATATTTGCCAACTTCCGTCAGATGCAACTGAATCTTTAGGTGGGGCATTCAGTTCTGCGCCTGCTTTTTTCCAAGCATCTAAGTTTTCGTTAAATTCTTTATTAAGGACTCCTAACTCTTCTTCTCTCTTTTTTAGAGTCTTTTCAGCTTTGTCTCTTATTGCAGTAACGTAAGCTTTCCTTTTAGTGTCTAATTTTGCGAATTCAGCAATGCCTGAGTCTCCTACTTTAGCACCTGCTTTTCCTTCTATATACTCATTAAGAGCGTCAAAAACAGACTGATTAACAGCGTATTCGTTTTCTAACTTTTTATAGTCTAGTAAATAACCTTGAATGTCTAAATCTACATTTCCAGTAGACTCTTGGAAACTTCTTACAAAGTCTGGAGCTTCAAAATCATCTAACTTTTTAGTCTCATCTATAAGGTCAGCAATGTACTGAGAGTTGCTACTTCTAAGACCCTTAAGTTGAGTTTTGAACTCATCATAATCGGTTTTTACTTCTAAATACTTTTTCTGTAATTGAGAGTTTTCGGGATCATTCTGGGCAGCAATTCTAGCAGCATTTAACTCTTCATCTAGAGCTGGTAAGCGTTCTTCAAACTGATTCAGAATTCTTCTTTCTTGGACAAATCTGGCTACATCATCAGGCTTTTTCATTAGTTGGCCTAAAATTGTAAACCCTGATCCTAATGCTCCACCTAATACCATAGAGAAGCCAAGCTGGTCTAATCTGTATTTATTTGTTCCATATATGTCGGAGTCTGGTGCAGTCATCTCCCCATACTGGTACATACTATTAGCAATCCCCCCTTGAACAGCTGCATTTGTGGCGTTAAAAATTAAGTCCTTTTTGAACTTAGAAAGATTATTTGCATTTCTAAGAAAATTTTGAGGGGCTTTTAAAAATGCAAAATTAGAAAGAATTGCAGAAGCAGCACGTTCCCATTGATTGAACTCTCTCTGTACACCTGTCTGTATTCTTATGTCTTGTGCTAATGAGTTAGACGCAAAACCTGTTCCAGTATTGGCTAAGACATAACCTATCCAACCAAGAGGACCACCACCCAATAAAGGAGCTGTAGC